CACAACATACATTGCTACAACCACCATAAACGATGCAGACGCATGGGGTAGTTTGTTAGTGGGTGGAACAACCCCAATATTTACTTGGTTCGAAGATAATTCCCAGGTAAAAATCCCTCAATCTCTTTCAAGTTCAGATGACTTATATGCTTTAAGTTTAAGTCATTATAATTCAGAAAACTCAGTCTATAGATTATTTACAAAATTTACAAACTATCCGTCTGATATTGAAACTTTGAATACGCTACCTTCTACTAACTGGGCAACACCTACTTTTTCTGACAATACGTTCACCTGGAATCAGTATGATCCACAAATCAGCAATCATGAATTGAGATTTTACAATACCTCTTTAGCAAATACTGATTGGACGATAGTCTGGATGATAGTATTATCCTCTGGTTGGTTGGGAAGTGCAGATTCATACGAATATGAAATACCCGATTTATCAGGTTTAGAAGGCTGGAACGCTTCATGGTATCCTGATGTTGATTCATACCATCACTTTGAAGCGGTTTCAGGAAATGAAGATGATTTGACAAAATATTTAGACCAAATGGATGGTATGGAAGAAAGTATAATTAGTTATTAGCCCTCTTCTTTAAATAAGGTTAAAGTAAAAAACCATTTACCCCCGAAAAGTGTTAAAATTGAATTGTTCGGGGGTATTTTTTGATTATAAAAAAGGAGCTATAAAATGCGGATATGTTCAGTTTTCGAAAAATGTGGTGGATGTAGTAAATTGAATATAAGCTACGAAGAACAACTAAAAATAAAAGAAAAAAGCGTTCTTTCATTGTTTGATCAATATCAAATAAAGCCCAATAATTATCATGGTATTACGCCTTCTGTTGATATATATGAATACAGAAACAAAATGGAATACTCTTTTGGAAACGAATATAAAGATGGCCCTCTGATTTTGGGATTAAGAGGAAAAGGTAAGAAGTTCGACGTCTATTATACAAAAGACTGTAAACTAGTGGATGATGACTTCAACAATATCGTTAGGCAAACAAGAGAATTTTTCTTAAAAAAGAACATACCTTTTAGAAATTACAAAAACCACTCAGGTTTTCTTAGAAATTTGGGAATCAGAAAAGGATTAAAAACTGGGGAAATGCTTTTAAACTTGGTAACTTCCTTAGATAATGATTATTATCAAGAAGTAGAAACATGGAAAGAAGAAATGTTGCATACTAACTTAAAAGGAAATCTCGTCTCCATAATTCAAAGTAAGACTGAATCTAAAGCCAACGTTGTCAAAGCAGATGAAATGGAAATTCTATACGGTAGAGATTATTTTTACGAAAAAATTTTGAATTTAACTTTCAAAATTGGTCCTTTCTCTTTCTTTCAAACAAACACAAAAGGAACAGAGGTCTTATACCAAACTGCGTTATCTTACGCAGAAAATTCAGATGTTGTATATGACTTTTATTCTGGAACGGGCACAATATCCATATTACTCGCAAATAAAGCGAAAAAAGTCTATGGAATAGAAATTGTCAAAGAAGCGGTAGAGGCAGCTAAGCAAAACACCATATTAAATAATATCAACAACGTAGAATTCGTAAATGAAGATGTAAAAGAATTTGTTAAACAACAAAGCAGAAAAGAAAAACCTGATTATATTGTGGTGGACCCACCAAGGGCCGGATTACACCCAAATCTTATAAAATTTATAAAAACCCAGCAATTTAATAAAATTATATATATCTCATGTAATCCTAAAACCTTAATCCCAAATTTAAAAGAATTATCAGATCTCTACACAATCTCAGATTTTCATCTGGTAGATATGTTTCCTCATACTGACCATGTAGAAACTATTTGCTTACTTACCAGTAAAATCAAGGCTTTTGAGTAATAAAAATATTAATTCTTGTTGATTTGCCTACCATTTGCCAACGGAATTTTTACTTGGTAGGCAAATCATGATTGACTACATTTTCAAATATTTCAACTGATTGTTCTGCCATTTTTTCAGTTGCATGGGCATATGTTCCAAGGGTTGTTTCAATATTAGCATGACCAAGCCTTGTTTGAACATCCTTAATATTTGCACCATTTTCAATAAGGATTGTAGCATGAGTATGTCTTAATGAATGGAAATTAAATTCAATTCCTAAATCATAATGAATTACCCTGGAAGCATATTTAAAGGTATCAGGGGTTACCATATCCCCATCTTCTTTAGTACAAACCATGTTTATTGGTTGCATTATACCTACATCAACTGAAACAGGAAGAGAATATATTCTTCTTAATTTTCCATTCCCATCCATTTCTTCAACTTCATACTGCTGAATATAATGCCGACCATATTTCAAGCAATTTTCCATTTGCCATTTTTTATGTTGTTTCAAAGCATCAATTAAAGTTTTTCCAATCTTTATATTCCTAACTGATGATTCTGTTTTAGTTGAACCAAAATACCAATTTGGTTTTCTTTTATAGATAATTTTATTAATGTCAATTATCCCATTATCCAAGTCAATATCATTCCAAGTTAAAGCCATAACTTCACCAATTCGGCATCCAGTATAATATCCAATCATAATTGGAATATAAAAGGTTGTTCCTGCTGGGAATCTTTCAATTATTCTTTCAAATTCTTCGGGTGTAATGATTTTATGGTCAATTTCAAGCTTTGAATGTTCATATTTAGGATATTTTACATACTGCATTGGGTTATCTTTAATGAACTTGCATGGATGCACTGCATATTTCAAAGAACCGCTTAAAACAGTCATAATATTAGTTAAGTGATTTTTACTTATTCCAGTTAAATACTTATTATTTACAAACTCTTGAAGCATAGCTGGGGTTAAGGATTTAAGCTTATAAACACCAAGAGCAGGTTTAATATGATTTTTAATTATAGCTTCATAGCTATATTGTGTATTATATTTACAATTAATCAGCACATAGTTTTTGAACCAGTAATCCATATAATCAGCAACAGATATTTCACTTGGTTCAAAGTGCAATCCTGCATTTTCATATTCTTGAAGTGCAATCCTTAACGCAGCTTCAGCTTCCTTTTTAGTTCTTCCTCCAACACGTTCAATTCTTTTCCTTTTTCCATCAACACTTGATGCTTCAAAAGAATAATACCACTTACTTCCCCTTTTTCTTACATGACCTTCCATAATTTTCATCCTTTCTTTATATTTTAGGTTCAAGATGAGTTCAAGATTCAGTTCAAGATGAACTTTCATCTTGAACCGCTTCAAACCCTTATATATTAATGCTTTCAGCATATCGGTTCAAGAAGTTCAAGATGATTCCTATATTATTATATTTTTTATAGATATATAATAAATTTTTCTAATGTTAATATTTATATATAAAGAACTTTTATTTTATCTTGAACTTCTTGAACTTTCCCATAAATACAGGGTTTCATCTTGAACTCATCTTGAACTCATCTTGAACTCATCTTGAACTCATCTTGAACTCATCTTGAACTCATCTTGAACTCATAATGTATATTCTGAAGGTGTTTCATAGCTCATTATTTCCTCCCTAAAGTTTAAGACTTGCTGCATTGTAGTTGCGCTTACATCCCAAAAAGCAATATACTTTGGTTCACCTGTTGATGATATGTATTTAATAACATAATAAAATTTTGTTCCAGTTTTACTGGTAGTTCCTACGTTGTTATGATACTGAACCATAAAATTTTTTTCAGGCATTGCATCAATAGAAGTTATTTGCTTGAGTGGCAGCTTCACTGTAAGATCAGGTTTCGCCTTCTTAATAATAATCCCATCATTTTCTAGGGTAATGGTGCAAGGAAAATCCTGAACGAACCCTTGTAATCCTTCATAGTACATAATATTTAAAGTATTAGTGACTTTTTCCTTTCCAAACATAAAAGCACATCCTTTCTTTATATTACATTGCTTTGAAATGCAATGGCTTTTCCCAATATTCTGATGCGGTCAAGTTCTTCATTTTTATAAACCAATGGCGGATATGCTGGATTTTCTGCAACTAATATAATTTCATTTCGTTTCTTATATACTCTTTTCAAAGTCGCTTCATCTTCAATCAAAACAGCGGCAATTTCACCATCATTAACATCAGGTTGCTTTCTAATAAAAACAATATCACCATCACAAATTCTTGCATTTATCATGCTGTCACCTTGAATCTTCAAGCAAAAATCAGCTTGAATATTTGCACCAGCTTCAACATAAGTTTCAAATTGTTCTTCAGCAAATATTGGCTGACCTGCTGCAACTGTTCCCAATAAAGGAAACTTTTTTGTTTCAATTTTTAAAATATTATCAGGATATTCAGTATCACTTCTTTCCATAGGAACATCATGACCCATTAACCAAGCTTCTGAAACATTTAATGCCTTTGCAATTAAATATAGTGCTTTCTGTTTTGCTTCATATTTACCGGAATAATATTGACTTATAGCTGATTTTGGAAGACCAGTTTTTTTAACCAGGTCAGCTTGCGTCATATTTCTTATATCCATCGCTTTCCTCATTCGGCTTGCAAATGATTCTTTCATTTAACAGTACCTTCCTTCTATATCATACTATATTATATTATACACTAAAGTTCGAGAAATTATAACTATTTTAAAAAAAAGTTTAGAAACCTGAAAAAATATATTGACAAATTTTATTTAGAGGTATATTATAAAGATAGTTCAAGAAATTGAACCAATTGTTCTTTGAAAACTTTATATAGACCAGTAAAAGGCGTGGAACAATCCCCATGTTGTAATAATCTGGTTATAAAATTTGAAATGGGGTGAATCATTGAGTAAACAACTAAAGCTGCAAAGTGATTATTCATCAATTATTGTCAGCTATTCAACAGGAATTGATAGCACAGGTGCTTTATACTGGGCAGTGAATAATTTCCCAAAAGAAAAGATATTTCTTCTTTACTGTGATACAGGGATGGAATATGATATCAACATTCAATTATTTTATAAGATAGCAGCATTTATGGATGTGAAACCAGTATTACTTGCACATCCCAAGGGATTCCTTGGACTGCTGCTTGAAGAAAGACTGATGTTCCCTGATATGAAAAACAGATGGTGTACTTCCTACCTAAAAACAGGTATAACTGATAAATGGATAAGGGCAAATAGAAACATCCTTGGTGAAAAGTGCTTATTCGTAAGTGGTGAAAGAAGAGATGAATCACTAAAGCGGTCAAGGCTTCCTGAAATTGAATTTCACAGAACACACTTGAAAACTGAAAGGGTAGCAAAATTTGAATGTCATTGGTTCAGACCTTGCCTTGATTATGAAAAAGGTAAAATGTTTGAACAAGGAAAATTACTTAATCTTGAACCACATCCTTGTTATGAATATGTTGAGAGGTGCAGTTGCATGTTCTGCGTATTTATGAAGGATAGTCATACTATTGAGAATATGAAAAGGCATCCTGAACAAGCAAAGCAATGGGTTCAAGCTGAAATTAAAATAAATCACAAATGGAAAGCAAAACAGAGTCTTCAACAATTATGGGAAACAACTTGTGAAGAAGTTGAAGATGGAATTCTTGGATAAGAAAGGATGTAAATTTATTGAAGCACAACATGAAGATAAAAAATAAAAACATTGGATACTTCCTTGTAAATAAAAGAGTATTCAGTTTATTTAGAAAAGCGGAACTATTCTGTGACAAGAACGGCCTGGGTGTTGATGAATACATCCGTTCAGAAAGTCCTGATGTATTGAAAGAAGCAAAAGAAATCTGTTTTAATGTGCTTCCCATTTTATATGACATAAAAGAATCAATTCAAGAAGAATATGACAATCAGCTTGTAGTATGCGATAAAGTGGTTGATGAATTTAAGGAATTAGAAACAAAACGTGATTTGCTGCGCAGTTATAAAGAACAGCAAGTTCATGAAGGAATTGGTGAATTAAGGGGAATTTTAAAAGCCATTAGAATTATAGATGAACAGATATTGGTTCATGAGCAAGTCAGAAGATTACATTGATAAGAAAGGAAGTAATTTTAAATGAAAAAGGTATTATTTGAGTATTCCAAGTTAAGAGGAAAAATCAAAGAAGTATTTGGAACACAGTCTGCATTCGCTGAAGCAATGGGTATGTCAAGTACTTCTCTTTCAGCAAAGCTGAACAACAATGTTGAATTCAGTCAGAAGGAAATTGATAGAGCAGTTAACCTTTTGAAAATTGAAAAGGAAGAGATTCCAGCATATTTTTTTACCTTAAAAGTTCAATAAACTGAACTTTAAGAAGGAGATGCGATGGAATGGAGGATGTACTTTATACAGTTGCAGAAGTTGCAAAGTTGATAAAGACAAATCCGGCTTATGTCTATGAACTGATAAAAGCAGATTTGCTTCCAACTTTGAAGCTTGGAAGTTACAAAATAAGAAGAACTACATTATTGGAATTCCTTGAAAAATATGAAGGTAAGGATTTAACAGACCCAAACAATATTGTTGATTTAAAAGTTGGTGATAAATAGATGAATAGTATTCAGTTATTCAAACACCAACAAAAGGTACTTGATGAAACCAGAGATTTTAATAGGGTAGCATATTACTTGGACATGGGCTTGGGAAAAACCTTTGTTGGTTCAGAAAAGATGATGCAACTTAATTCAAAAACTAATTTAATAGTTTGTCAAAAGTCAAAAATTAATGATTGGATTCAGCACTTAAAAGCTTATTATTCTAACATTGGAATTTGTGATTTAACAGATAAAAAAGGTTATGCAACTTTCTTCACCTTGGTATCTCATGGTTATCCAGTTATAGGTGTTATCAACTATGATTTAGTATTCAGAAGGTCAGAATTGCTGACATTAGAAGATTTTACACTAATGTTGGATGAATCATCACAGATACAAAATGAAACAACCAAGCGGTCAAAATTCATCTTAAAGATGAAACCCAAGAATGTAATCTTGCTATCAGGAACCCCCACAGCAGGGAAATATGAAAACCTATGGTCACAAGTTCATTTACTTGGTTGGAAAATCAGCAAAGACCTTTATTGGAAGCACTACATTGAAACTGAATGGGTTGAAGAAGATGGCGGTTTCTTCAGAAAGGAAGTAGTTGGTTATAAGAATGTTGACAGATTAAAAATGAAGCTTGCACAGCATGGGGCGATATTCATGAAGTCAGAAGAAGTCGTTGACCTTCCTGAACAAATTGAAAATAAAATCATGGTTCCAACAACTAAAGAATACAGGAAGTTCATGAGAAGTAGAATTATTACAATTCAAGATAAAGAAATGATTGGTGATACTGCCCTGACTAAAAGATTATATGCAAGGATGCTTTGCGGTCATTATAACAAATATAAGCTGGAAGCTTTTAAGGATTTAATTGATTCAACTGAAGATAGACTGGTTGTATTTTATAACTTCAATGAAGAATTGGCAGAATTAACTGACTTGGCACAGGACAAGCCTATTTCCATAATAAATGGTTCCATCAAGGATTTAACAGCTTATGAAGAACATGAAAATTCAATAATCTTTGTTCAATATCAGGCGGGGGCTATGGGCTTAAATTTACAGAAGGCTAATAAAGTAATTTACTTTACCCTTCCACAATCATCAGAACTGTTTGAACAAAGCAAAAAACGGGTTCACAGAATAGGTCAAAAGAACAGATGCTTTTATTATTACATGATGTGCAGCAATAGTGTTGAAGAAGATATTCTGTCAACCTTAAAAATGAGAAAGGATTATACAGATGAGTTATTCAAAGCCTATGAGAGTAAATTATAAAAGACTTTTGACAACCTGGATTATTAGCTTAATTGTTACATCAGTAATTACAGCACTCATAACAGTTCTAATTACAAAAGATAAGGATGCTGAAGCAACAGAAGTGGATGCTATTTTTTATACCCCAAAAGTTCAAGAAACTGAACCAAGTATAACCCCAATGCCAACAGAAGCACCAGTTGAAAAATTAATGATTGAAGAACCAGTAATGACAAAATTGGGGGAATACACCATCACAGCTTATTGCCCTTGTGAAACCTGTTGTGGGATATGGGCAAAGAATAGACCAAATGGAATTGTTTATGGTGCTGCTGGGATTGAACTTCAAGAAGGTTATTCAGTAGCAGCCCCAGGGTTACCCTTCGGAACTATCTTATACATTGAAGGTTTAGGTGAATATGTTGTTGAGGATAGACCTGCAAGCTGGGTTGCTGAAAAGTATGATGACAAAATTGTTGATATTTACTTTTTAAGTCATGATGATGCCCTGGAATTTGGGCTTCAGCATAGAACAGTATATTTGAAAGGAGAAATTCAAGATGATTAAATGTAAAAATTCATGCCCATTGGACAAGTTTGAAGGTTGCTGCTTTGAATGTGACCTAAAAGAAACTTGTGAAGAAGTTTGTGGGCTGAACCCATCCAAGTGTGGTGATTCCATTATGGATGAAGTTTCTGAAGAAACTGGACTGCAAGTATTCAAACAAGGACAAATGGCGGTACTTAAACAAATAGCTGATATTATTACCACAAAAAAGAGGCTTGAAGAACAGGAAGCTGAATTAAAAGCTAAATTGAAAGATGCTATGGAAAAGTGCAACATCAAGAAATTTGAAAGTGACATCCTGGATATTACTTATGTTGCTGAAACAACCCAAACCAGTATTGATTCAGTCAAATTAAAAAAGAAATATCCTGATATTGCTAAAGAATGTTCCAAGGTTTCAAAGAAATCAGCTTATGTGAAGGTTGTTGTGAAGTAATGGCAGCAGAAAAACAGTTTGAAAACAAGGTTAAAGGTTGGTTACATCAACTGAAGCAAGAAGGTTACCCAATCAAATTTATTAAGATTTGGGGAGGTGGTTATCAAAAGGCTGGTATTCCTGATTTGATATGCTGCATAAATGGTATTTATTTTGAAGTTGAATTGAAGTCATCCACTGGCAGACCAACAGAACTTCAAAAGCATAACATCAAATTAACCAATGCAGCAAATGGAATTGGGATAATCCTTTATCCTGAAGGATTTGAACAATTCAAGAGCATAGTGAAAGGGGTGACTGGATGCAATTCTCACATTCAAGACTTGACTGCTTTGAAAGCTGCAAATTCAAATACAAAATGCGTTATATTGACAAAATAGAAGCTTTACCATCAACGGATGCAAATAATGCCTTAATTATTGGAATAGCAATGCACACTGGAATTGAAAAAGGTGTTGAAGAAGCAATTAAGACTTATTACAACAGCTTTCCAATTATAACTGATGACCATGTAAATGAAGCCATAAAGTTGGAATATCTAATCCCCAAAGTGCAAGAAATTCTTCCTGAAGGTAAGTTTGAACTTCAAATAATAAATTCAGATTTTATTGGCTTCATAGATTTAACATCCAGGAATGAAGATGGCAGCTATGATATTTATGACTTCAAGTATTCCAACAATGTTAATAACTACATGGATTCAAGGCAGCTTCACTTATACAAATACTACTATGAAAAGCAGTTCAATAAAAAAATTCGTAACCTGAACTTCGTGTTCATCCCCAAGGTGAACATCAAGCAAAAGAAAACGGAAAATATTATAAGTTTCAGGAAGCGGATTTTAGAAGAACTGGAAGCTTCAGAAATCAAAGTAGTTCAAGTTCAATTTGACATTGAAAAAGTTATTGAATTTTACCAGGGAATTAAAAGAGTGTTGGAAACAAAAGAGTTTCCCAAGGAACCAAGTTACTTATGTAACTGGTGTGAATACCAAGATTATTGTGAAAAAGGAGTTGATTACATGTTATTACCTGAAAACAAAAGAAGGGATATTCAGAAAATCAATAAGAAGGTGGTTTGGCTTTATGGTGTGCCATTCAGTGGAAAAACCTTCTTTGCAAACAAATTTCCTGACCCATTGATGCTTAATACAGATGGAAACATTAGATTTGTTGATGCCCCATACATTCCAATTAAAGACCATGTAAAAGTTGAGGGTAGACAGACTAAAAGAACCCTGGCATGGGAAATCTTCAAAGATGTTATTGCTGAACTTGAAAAGAAAGAAAATGATTTCAAGACCATAATTGTTGACCTGCTGGAAGATACTTATGAGCATTGCAGACTTTACATGTATGACAAGTTGAATATTACCCATGAATCTGATGACAGCTTTTCAGCCTGGGATAAGGTCAGAACAGAATTCTTATCAACCCTTAAAAGGCTGGTAAATATGGATTATGAAAACATCATTCTTATCAGCCATGAGGACAGAAGTAAGGACATCACAAGAAAGTCAGGGGATAAAATTACAGCTATCAAGCCCAATCTTCAGGATAAAGTTGCAACTAAAGTTGCTGGAATGGTGGATATTGTTGCAAGGGTTGTTGCTGATGGTGATGAAAGAATTCTTTCCTTTAAGACCAATGAAGTTATCTTTGGTGGTGGAAGGCTTTCAGTAACAGATAAGGTCATCCCACTGGATTATGATGAATTCTTAAAAGTGTATGAAGAAAGTAATGCCATTGCTACTGGCAAAGTAACTACAAATAAGCCTGAAACTCAAAAATCTAATGATGAAGAACCTGCTGAAAAGGAAGAACCAAGAAGCAGAAGGACAAGAAGGGTAAGGGAGGAACCTGCTGAAGAAGTTGAACAAAATGAAGGGGATTTTTCAGCCCAAAAAGTTCAAGAAACTGAACCACAGGTTGCGGATGCTGAAGCCCCTGAAGAAGCAACAGAAGAACTAGCGGAAGAAAAGCCTGTAAGAAGAACAAGGAAAAAGAGGGGTGAATAACAATGAAGTTCAAAATGAATGCAGATGACTTAAAGTATTTAATGAATGTATGTAAATTTGCAATTGATAAAAGTGGTGTAAGACCAGCATTGCAAATGATTCATTGCAACTTTGGAGAAAGGACAATTACAGGAACAACTTTAGATGGTTATAGGATGCACAGGGTAACAGTTCCATGTGACCATGAAGAACTTGAAGGTAAAGAATGTTTTTTACCATTTATAAAAGTACCTTCTAAAATTAAGTATGTAATCGTTGAAGTTGCGGATGAAGAAGTAACTTATGACTTTCTTACAGAAAAGAAAGTTTTGAAAAAATATAATGGTGAATTTCCAAATATATCAGATGTTATACCAAAAGATGAACCACAATTTGAAATTTCAGCTAATCCAAAATATTTGAAAGATGCTATGGATGCTTTTAAGAGTGAACAGTTAGTAACTTTACAATTCCATGGTGAAACAAAACCAATTATTGTGAAATCCCCAATGGGTAACTTTGCGTTAATTATGCCAATAAGGAATAAAAAATATTAATTTGAAAGGAAGGTATGTAAAATGGCTAATATTTGGGAAAAGTTTGATAAGGCGATTGATGTTGAAGGTTTGCAAAAGGATATTCAGGAAGCAGCGGAAAATGGTGCCAACTTCAGGGAAGTTCCACATGGTGAATATGAAGTAAAGATTGAAAAACTTGAACTGGTAGAATCCAAAGCTGGTGACCCAATGGTTAGCTGCTGGATGAAAGTTCTTGCCGGTGAGTACAAAGGCAGCATGATTTTCATGAACCAAGTTATTACTAAAGGCTTTCAAATTCACATTGTCAATGAGTTTTTAAGAAGCCTGGATTCAGGACTGGAAGTTGAATTTAAGACATATAAGCAATATGGTCAGCTTCTCATGGATATTCATGAAGCAATTGATGGAAAGCTTGAATATGGTTTGAAATACGGTGAAGGCAAAAAAGGCTTCAGCACTTATGAAATCACTGATGTTTGGGAAGTTGAGTAATTAATGTATGGTGGGGATGTAATTAAATTTACATCCCCAATTTCCTCACACTTCAACCTATATGGAAAGGAAGTGATAAAGTGTTATTTTATGACTTTGAAGTTTTCAAATATGATTGGTTGGTTGTAATCATTGATGTTACTAATAAAAAAGAATATGTAATTGTCAATGATGTGGAAAAGCTTCAGGAAGTTTATGAAGATAATAAACATGATATTTGGGTTGGATACAATTCAAGAACTTATGACCAATATATTTTGAAAGCTTTGTTATGTGGTTTTGATGCAAAGAAAATAAATGATTATATCATTGTTCAAGGAAAACCAGGATGGAAGTTTTCAAGCTTATTAGCCAAAATTCCTTTGAATAACTATGACATCATGACCAGTTTTCATGGTTTAAAACAGCTTGAAGGGTTTATGGGGAATAACATTAAAGAAAGTTCAGTTCCATTTGATATTGATAGAAAACTTACACCTGAAGAAATTGAAGAAACCGTTAAATATTGCCGGCATGATGTAGAACAAACAATTGAAGTGTTTATCCAAAGAAAAGAAGAATTTGAAAGCCATTTATCACTTATTAAAGCTTTCAAACTTCCATTAGCTTATATATCAAAGACTAAAGCACAGCTTGCAGCAATAATTCTTGGTGCAACAAAGAAGAATCATAATGATGAATTTGACATTGAATTCCCTGATACATTAAGAATTCAAAAATATAAAGAAGTTCTTAACTGGTACAAGAACCCATTAAACAGGGATTACAAAAAAGAATTAAATATCAATGTTGCCGGTGTTCCACATACATTTGCTTGGGGTGGACTGCATGGTGCAAGAAATAAATATCATGGTGAAGGTTATTTTTTAAGTATTGACGTGGCTTCTTATTATCCAGCATTGATGATTGAATACAATTTCATCAGTAGAAATATTTCAGACCCATCCAAGTATAGAAGAATCAGGGATAAGAGATTGCAGCTAAAGGCAGAAAAGAACCCAATGCAATTACCATATAAGATTGTTCTTAATTCAACCTATGGTGCAATGAAAGATAAGAACAATGATTTGTATGACCCAAGGCAAGCTAACAATGTTTGTGTTGGTGGACAGCTTCTATTACTTGACCTGATAGAAATGCTTGAAGACCACTGCCAATTGATTCAATCCAATACAGATGGCTTGATTGTTAAACTTCATAGTATTGATGATTATGAATTGATTGATGACATCTGCTGGGAATGGGAACAAAGAACCAGAATGCAGCTTGAATTTGAACTTTATAAAAAGATATTCCAAAAGGATGTAAACAACTATATTATTGTTGATTTTGATGGTAATTACAAGTCAAAAGGGGCTTATGTTAAAAAGCTTGATAATTTGGATTATGACCTTCCAATTGTTAATAAGGCTATCAAAGAATATTTATTGAATAATGTACATCCTGAAGTAACAATAAACAATTGCAATGAATTGAAGGAATTTCAGAAGATAGTAAGAGTTAGTAACAAATATATGTATGCTTTATACAATCCAAAGGTCACAGAAGAAAAAGTTCGGGATAATGATGGAAAGCTGAAAACAATAAAAGTCTTCACAGGGGGTGAAATCCAAAAAGAAAAAACATTCAGGGTATTTGCTTCAAAATTACCTTCAGACGGTGGAATATACAAGGTCAAAAGTCATGATAAAAACCCTGAAAAATTTGCTGATACACCTGAAAATTGTTTTTTCATCAATGAAGACATAAATGGTATGAAAATACCGGATAAACTTGATAAAAACTGGTATATTGAACTGGCAAAGAAAAGGCTTGAAGATTTCGGGGTGGTTTTATGACTAAAGATTATTTAAACAATACTTGAAAGGGGGTGCAGTTGACACATGCAATTATTCAAAGGATATGTTGAAACAAAGAACAAAAAATGCATAGAAAAATTCAAAGGTAAACATAATCTGAAAACCCTTGAACAAGTTCAACAGCTTCCTGAATATGCAGGTATTCTTGGTGATGAAACCATTTTAATAGATATTGATGATTTTGAAAGCAGTGAAATCTTATTTAAAATGGTAAAAGATTTAAAGCTTCAATGCCGGATTTATAAAACCACCAGGGGCAAACATTTCTTGTTTAAAAATAAAGGTGTTACATCTAATAAGACAAAATGCAAGCTGGCTATTGGTTTAACTGCTGATATAAAACTTGGAAGTAAAAATTCATATTCAATACTGAAGTTCAACGGTAAGGAACGTGAAATTCTTTATGATGTTGATGAATCAAATATTCAAGAACTTCCAATTTGGTTGACACCGGTTAGAAATAATTTTGAGTTCTTGGAAATGGAAGCTGGTGATGGTAGAAATCAAAGCTTATTCAACTATATTCTAACTTTACAATCTGCGGATTTTACAGTTGAAGAAGCAAGGGAAACAATCAGGTTAATAAACAAATATGTTTTAAAAGAACCATTGAAGGATTCTGAACTTGAAACAATACTTCGGGATGATGCTTTCAAAAAGCCAATATTCTTCAAAGGAACAACCTTTTTATTTGATAAGTTTGCAATTTATATGAAAAACAACAACCATATCATCAAGATAAATAATCAACTTCATATATACAAAGATGGAATTTATGTTGATGGTGCTGCTGAAATTGAAGCAGAAATGATTAAACATATACCAAACTTAAACAGAGCAAAAAGAAATGAAGTGTTGGCATACTTAAATATTTTAATAAGGGATAATGTACCTGAATCCAGTGCAAACTTAATTGCCTTTAAGAATGGGGTGTATAACCTGGTTGATGATACCTTTATGGATTTCTCACCAAACTACATCATAACAAATAAAATTAATTGGTGCTATAATCCTGAAGCCTATTCAGAATTAGTTGATAAAACCTTGAACAAAATTGCTTGCCATGATAAAGAAATCAGAATGCTTCTTGAAGAAGTCATTGGTTATTGCTTTTACAGAAGAAATGAACTTGGTAAAGCATTTATTCTAATTGGTGATAAAAGCAACGGTAAATCAACTTTCCTGGATATGGTCAAAACCTTGTTGGGTGACAACAATATTTCATCACTGGACTTAAAAGAACTTGGTGAACGGTTCAAAACTGCTGAATTGTTCGGAAAACTTGCCAATATAGGTGATGATATAGGTGATGAATTTATTGCCAATGCAGCAGTATTTAAGAAGCTGGTTACCGGTGACAGAATCAATGTTGAACGGAAAGGGCAAGACCCATTTGACTTCAATAATTATTCCAAGATGTTGTTTTCAGCTAACAACATTCCCAGGATTAAAGATAAAACAGGGGCAGTTCAAAGAAGGCTGGTCATTATTCCTTTTGATGCAAAGTTCAGTGTAAATGACCCTGATTATAGACCATATATAAAATATGAACTGCGACAACAAGAGTGTATGGAATATTTAGTTTTGCTTGGCATCCAAGGTTTAAAAAGAGTTCTGAAGAATAGGCAGTTTACAAAGTCAGTCAGGGTTGAAAAAGAACTTGAAGAATATGAAGAATCAAATAATCCAATCATTGGGTTCTTCAAAGAAGTTGGTGAAGATGAAATTGAAAATGAACCAACTAAAGATGTTTATAAGCGATACCAGGAATATTGCCTTGCTAATAGTCTTCAACCATTAAGTAATATTGAGTTTTCAAAGCAAGTTAAAAAAAGATTCAACTTTGAAATTGTTGATAAAAAAATCAACGGTATAAAGTACAGAATTTTTGTAAAGGGAAAGGATGATGAATATGCAAGATAATTGTGTTTGCTGCGGTGAATATGTTCCTGAAGGAAGGCAAGTTTGCAAAAATTGTGAAGAAGGAAGCAGCATTAAAGATAGTGGGAACAGAACACTCTTTAAGACAGGTGCAGTTCGTGATATACACAGAGGAAAAGGAAGATATGATTTGCTTCCCTGGGATGCTATTCATGAATTAGCAATTCATTGTGAAGAAGGAGCTTTGAAATATGGTGAAAGGAATTGTGAAAAAGGTATCCCAATCCATAGTTTGATTGATTCAGCAATCAGGCATCTTTCCTGCTATATGCGTGGTATGAAGGATGAACCACATTTAAGGGCTGCCATGTGGAATATTGCTTTTGCTATCTGGATGGAAAAGAATAAACCTGAAATGCAAGATATACCAACAAGAAAGGAAGATGGTCATGAAAATAATAAAACCAAGTGTTGAAATCATAGATTCCTTTGATGGACAAGATGTCATTAAGAAACTTGAAAGATGCGGAAGGGTTTGTTACAAGTCAGAAAGCAAAATTACTAATGATTCATCTTATAAGTTTATTGAAAATATCATTAAACGTGGGCATGAATCAGTGTTGGAACATTTCAGCTTTTCAGTAAAGTTTATATGCGACAGAGGAATATCACATGAAATTGTTCGCCATAGAATAGCATCTTATTCCCAAGAATCAACCAGGTATTGTAATTACAGCAAAGATGATTTTGGCAGTGAAATAACAGTAATTGAACCTTGCTTTTTAGTTCCTGGAACAAAAGCTTATACTGATTGGCATACTTTATGCTTAAATGCTGAAATAGCTTATTTTAATATGTTAG